TCTTAGCTGCAACAGCTTTAGGGCGGCAGGAAGGGTACGGACGCTTAGATTTCTTAGCAGATTTACGTCCACACTCCTTGCCTGTCTTTAGGTCAACCCAGTCTTCTTTGAACCATTTGGTCAGACCACCCTTTGGTTTAGCCACTGTACTTACCTCCGCGCTTTTTGTATTCTTTGGTTAACCATCCTGAAGCATAGGCAGACGGCCAAACATCAAACTTACGTTTAGCCTCCGCTTTGACTCTGGAATACAACGCAGGGTTAGAGGGCTTTGGACTTTTACTTTTTGCCTTTGGCACGTTTCACCTTCTTTCCTGTTTTGGCTGCGGCTTTCTTAGCCTTAGCTTTGCCTGCTTCTGTGTATGCGTACTTCTTTCCGTTTACCATCGGCATAATAGCCTCCTAAGTTTTTAAACTTTCTTTCATGTGTGCTTGCCTTTTGCAAGCGTGGCACTCACCGCAGGTTAGAAAACCTTCACCAACCTCCGTGGGTTTACGACATGACCAGTACATTTCCCTAAGAGGCTCAGGCATGCTCATGTAGATGCCTTTACTACGCTCGACAGGTATGCTTGTCATGTTATCAAACGGCGTAGCCCATACTGGTCTAAAGCGTTTTCCGGTAGACATAGCTGACAGAATACCGTAGGCTTCTGCTGACTCTACTTTGCCCATGTTGTAGTCACCAGTATAAACTGCCGCTGATGAACGTCCTTCTCCTGCTGCTACACGAGTAGCTTGGAAAAGATACAGGGCCATATCGCGCCCTCCGCAACCCTTAGCCATGTACGAGTACACCGACGAAGAAAACTCAAAAGGTCTTTGATTCTCTTTCATGTACTGTATCGTGTTCAGGATTGCATGTGCTTCAGCTTTGTAACGTCCTTCTTTGTTGTGCAGGTGTATTGAGTGCACGTGTACGTCGTGCTCCGTGTGTTCTAATAAATTCCAAAGTAAACTTACGCTGTCCATACCACCTGAGTACATAACAACAACTTTCTCGCTTGCGTTGCCCTTGAGATTGTTTTGCTTTAGACAGTACCCTATGGCTTCCTTAACCTTGGTTTCGTAGCTCATTAATCACCATTTAGATTTATTTGCCCAATAAGCCGCAGACATTTTGCCTTTGGCTATGTTTTTTGCATGACGCGCCTTTAAAGGATTTACGTCTTGCCTTCTCTTTAGGAGTGCTGGGATTTTTACCTGCACCACTAACGCCCTGCTGTCCATAGCGTATTGTCTTAACCTTGTCGCCTTCCTTGGCTACAACTACGTGGGACTTCGTTGGGTGGCTAGGCGTTCTCTTCGGTTTGTTGAACCCGCTTACCCCGGCTCTTGCTAGGCGTGGATCTTTTTCCTTGCTCATTGAGGTTCTCCTCCAAACGTGCCACCTTCTCTTCTAGGTTCGACAGGCGGTTGAACTGGCCTTTGAACGCTTCGTTGACTTGGCTGATTAGGTTCTTGAGGTCTTGCTGGGTCATTAACATTTATCTTAGCCTCTACTTCTTTGTCTTTAGTGATTGCTTGTGCGACCTTCAGGCGACGCTCAAACTCTTTGTCGTCTTGATCACCCGCTGCAAGGTTACGTGTAATAGCCTCAATGCGTTTGATCTCAACTTCTTGTGGCTCAAGCTGCGCTTCGACAGAGTACTTCTGTGCTCGTGCCTGCGACTCTTGTGCCTGTGCTGACAGTGCTGCCGTCTGCGACTGCTGTAACGCAAGCTGTGCTTGTTGTGCTTGCTGTGCCGCCTGCTGTGCTTCTGGGTTGGGCTGACTAGCTTGCTGCATAGCTCCGATAAGTTCTTCGCGGTTAGACAAGTTCATGTTGTCGATGATGCTTTGGATGAGGACTGGATAGATTGGACTATCCTGCTTCATAGTTTGCAACAACTGAACAAGCTGTGTGACCTCATACTCACGAGCAATGATGCCCAGCGTAGAGGTTGCGTTGAACTTGTAATCCTTCACGGGGTAGTTCTCAGGGTCGAACTGCATGTAACGATACGCAGCTTTCTTAACAAACGGAATCAGGAACGACTGCTGGAAGTTTATTAGGGTGCGTTTATGGCGTTTAATGATAGCACCGAGAGACATAGAAATGCCAGCGGCAGTAGCTTCACCATTAACGTTGCCAGCGAGTCCCGCTGAATCAACTGCTCCAGTAGCTTGTTGTACCATTTGTTGAAGAGAGGCTGCTTGGGCGAACGTGATCTGGCCCACTTGACCAAAGTTGAACGGCTGTAAGACTTCACGAGGATCTCCATTAGTCAGAATTGTTTTGCCGGGACGTATCTCAGGCTTTGCCCCGCGTGGAAACTTAGTAGCGTCAATGGCAAGCATTGGATGTATCGTCAGGCTGAGAGCGTCAATGCGCGCACGTAGCTCAGTGTCGAGAGCCTTCTGGCTGTTGTAACCTTTCTCACACACGCCACGCCCCCAAAACATAGAAGGCACTACATCCCACGGAAACGCTACTACGGGTCTGTCTTGCATCATGTATGGGTTTGCTTCAGCTTTTAAGAGGACACCGCCGTTAGCGATAACAACAACTGCCTCTACATACCCTGCGTCACCTTCTATTTTCTCGTCGGTGGCTTCTTCTAACATGTGCTTAGGAACAAGACCGTAGTACTTTGTCAGTCGAACTTTGTCGTCACTGTAGACTGTGATGTCTTGGTCAGGCTCAAGGTTTGTGTCAGGAGCCGCTGTGCCTACGTATACGTCCCTGTAGACGCCGTTCTCTTGTAACTGCTCTACATGGTGGCTTCCAACAAACTCGTCCACAGCGACGCCCATAGCGTCCTCAATGGACGTTGCTACAGGATCGATCAGGAAGTTCTGTGGCATAACAGGCTTAAGCTTAACAACTACACGATCTGTAATGTTAACACCCACTGCCTGAAGCTGCCCATCCATGATCGGCTGGGTGGCTGGAGCCATCTCTTTGATCTCTTCAATAACGATTTCGCCAACACCTGTACCGAATACAGCCGCGTTGATAAGACACTCTGCAACCGCCTTACGCACCTTGGTGTTCTCAAAGTCTTCGGTAAGCTTGTTACGAAGATAGAGGACGTCCTTGAGATTCTTTGTCGTTCATGTCGTCTGCAATGTCAAACCACTTACCGCGACCAAACGTAGCCTCTTCCATCTCAGCAACGTTAGACTCTACAGCTTGCTGCAAGGCAGGACTGATTATGCGTGAGCGTTCTGACTTGCGCTCAGTATCTGCTGGATCCCAGATGCCGCGCCACAGTCTGTAATACTCGTCAAACTTTTCTTCGTAGTTAGACTGATAGTTATCGCGCCAGTCTTCACACTTTGTCATTACCCAGTCTTCCAAGGATTCTTGAACGAGTAAAGGATCAGGGCTGTATATGTTGTCTTCCATAATTAATATCCCGCTACAATGTCTAAGATTTCTATTTCATCTTCTATGAAGTCGTGTATCCCATACGGTACAGTGGCAAGCTGATCAATGTACGCAAGGAGAGTCAACAAGATCGTCGTGAGTTAGCGGGTCGGGAAACTGAAATAGCTGGTCGAGGAAACGTGCGTTCCATTCGCCCTTATTTAAACTTATGATGCCGTTTTCAAATCTACCCTGTAATGCCCACATGATCCTATCAGTTTTCTTTTTGTTACCGTGCGTAAGCTCTTCTACTCGAAAGTACTTGCCGTACTTCCTTTGAAGATCCATTAACGGTGACATTACTGCTTGCTTTGCAATGCCGCGCTCAATACCTACAGATACTGGCTGGTAATCTCTGACTGCTTGAAATATTTTCATCGCAGTTTCGTCTAGCGTCCAACGTCCGTAGATAATGTTATCAATGTGCCAGTCACCGTTGTCACCCACCTTAACTACGGAGATTGCAGTTTCGTCTAGCTTAGAACTCTTCGTGCGTTTCTTACCTACCTCTTCAAAACCAGCCAAGTCAATGGCTATGTAATGGTCTCCTGCTTCTGGGGCTTCGCCGTAACGTACCCACTCTTCTTTAAACATCTCTGAGCCAACCGCCTCAAAGGACGCCATGAACTCCTGACGAAAGGCGTAAGAAGACATTGATTTCTTTGCGATGTTAATTTCATCAGGGTCGAGTAAGTCGTTATCGTAGCTTGTGAAATGCCACGCTGAGTACGTTTCGTCATCACCTAGCTCCGCATACTTGTACAACTCGTAGAAATGGTTACGACCCATAGGAGTTCCTATGAACATTGCCGAACCCTTTCTGGTCAGCCAGCGCAGGACGTAGGACTTGCTCCCAAACGTCAGGCTTCATGTCTGCGTATTCGTCCATGACAAGGAACTTAAGGGAGACACCACGCATAGTCTCTGGACGGTCAGCACCCTTAAGAGTAATTGTAGCGCCGTTGACAAGTTTTAGCTGTAAGTTGTTGATATGTGAGCCTGTGATGACATCATGGCCTAGCTCAAGCAGGGTTTGCCACATAATGTCACGGGCTTGTCCTTGTGTGGGGGCAACATAGAAGACATGACCGCGTTCAGCCTGCAACGCATTGATGATTAACATCCACGCAGCCAGCCGGGACTTGCCTGTACGCCGCCCAGCAGCAACTACCTTAAAACGTGTAGGGTCATTAAAGACTTTTGTCTGCCAATCTAGCAGTTCTACGTTAACGTCAGTCATACGCCGTTAAAGTTTACGAAAGTTGCAGGGGCTTCTAGCAGATCGAAGGTGACTACGACTTCCATGTTCCCTGAGTACCGCCTGCCGCTGCCTTAATAACATCTCCGGGCTGTAACACAAACACAGCATTACCGTCTAACAACAAATATTCCTTGGACTGTACATTAGTTCCGTTAAAAATATAAACGTCAGGGTCTGGAGTTTTGTCTACGAAAGAGCGTAATATTGTTAGTAGAGTTGTGAAGGTTAGAAATAAACGCCATAGTCCAGTGGGCAACAAAACCATTAGGAATAGTTACAAGCGTTTGCGTAGAAGTGTCCGTTAAGTTTACATTCTTCGTATATAGCATATCAGTATGTCCACATAACAGGCGTAGAGGCGCGTAAGTCTACGTGTATAAACGTATCAGCTACGCCGATGCCGCTGAATCCAAGTGCCATTGCGTGTCTGACTAGGGTGTGCTTCTGTGATCCTGAAGATACCTTGATGTCAGCAGCAATGCCCTGCGAATGCGTACCCGGTGTTGTTTTTGCGGCCTCTATTGAGTGCTTTGGGCTACGGTATCCGCTGGTGATTACAAACGGAAAGGCGCATAAGTCCCTAAGATCGTCTAAGATGTGCAAAAACTCTGGCAGCATTTCGTTTTCTCCTGTCTCTTGACAGTTAAACTCTTCGATCTTAAAGTACTTCACCGGAATCTCCGTCAATAACGTCACCTGATGACACTTCGGTACTGCCGACGCCCGTAATGTTAATCTGAATGGCGCTTCTTCCGCTTTCTTTAATGATTTCTTTTTCAAATAGCGCGGTTGGTGCAACTCTGTCCATCACCAGCTTCCACGCCGCTGCTTGATTTTTGTGATCATCGTCCAAAGCCGCAGAAAATATAGCATCTAAAACCTTTCTGGACTTCGGTGAGGCTAACATCCTAGCCTTATACTCATTCATGATGCCAGCGTCGCCCTTTGGACGCCCGACAGCCCGCCTGTTTCCCTTCTTAACAGCCTCTACGTCTTTCTTTTTGGGACGACCACGACCACTTACGGGTTCTTCTGACATAACATCCTCGTATAAGAACTATATAGAAACTTGACCGTCCCATGACTGCACATAGGCCCATGACTGCATATAGGCATTAAAGTTATAATTATATATATATTATCTTATATGCCTATATGTGGTCAAGTTCCTATGTGTTGTCAAGCATTAACGGCGCGATCAAGTTTCTCTTTAGTTAATCACTTATCTATACAGTATATTATAGCATACTTTTCAGTGTTTGTCAAGTCTTTTCTTTAATAATGTAAATACTACACAGATCAACACTGTCCCTTACAGGCGCACTCCAGATTCTGTTTAGACCCTTATTCTGTCTAGCTTTCTGCGTTGCATTATGCAGTTCAATTTAGCTCTTTTTTGAGTCTGAGCGGCAACAGTACAGTACAGCGCAGTCAGTCCCCCTCCCCCGTGCCTGAATCGTAACACGAATCATTCTCATTAGCGTTATTGTTAGCCTACGCAGGCACGAATGAGAATCATTATCAGATGCAAATGAGAATCAATACAGCAGAGTGTGAGAGTCTATGCAGCACCCTATAGCGCCACCATAGCGTCACCAGTGTTCCACGTAGAACATACTGTATATCTAACCAGTACTGTACGTTTAACCAGTAGTGTTACCGTGTTACCGCTAGTGTTACCGTGTTACCCAATAGTGTTACCTGAGGTTACAAAGTAACACTTTATTGACTGTACAAATATACAGTAGTGGCGTGTAAGTCATTGATTTATAAAGACTTTCTATAGCTGGCATGGCATGTGCGTATATCTAGGCGTAGGGGAAGCAATGCCGCGACCCCAAAAACGCACCAAAACGGTGCATAGGATAACAAGTTATGTATGATTCAGAAATCGCAAATGCCGCCAACACTGCCAAAAACCTCGCAGCATCGGTACGGTACGAATTAGAAAACGCGGAGTTTTCAATTAGCATCGTTGATGAAACGATAGAATTCCATAGTGGACATGTGCCGCTATCGGTAGCAGTGCTCGAGCTTATGGCGGATGATAACATTGAAGCCTTGAAAGTACTCAAAAGCACAATAAACCGCGAGTCTAGAATGCTCGAGAATTTTGGGGCAGTAATTGAAACGGTAACCCTGAAAAACGGTAAAACTCGCGACAAGGTAACCCAAAAAGGTTGGGCGCTGTCATTCAGAAAAACCGATGATAACGTGATCTGGACGGTAAAAGCGCCAAAAACCGAGACCGAATCTGAAGGCGACAATATACTGGTAGAGACTGCCAAAAACATTGCAAACGCTGAATTGACAGATTCACAATTGCACCAGTTAGCGGTACTATTAGCAGACGCAGCGGCTACCCTATAACGGGGTAGCTTTTCTATAACTTGTTACGTTTTGAGGTTACACCATGAATCGTAAAGACTTGGAACATATACGCGCAGCGCTAGACTATTCAAAGCCGCGTATGGAAATATCTGGCAAGGGTACAGCCGCGACACGCGAAGTTCGGAAGGGTAAACGCAAATATAAGCACTTGAATCATTTAGTTTGGATACGTTAAAACGTAACATGTTATAAACTGGGAGACTGAAATGAATAGCAACTGGCATAGTGAAACGATAGAACGTTTCAAGACTTTATCGGTAGAAAGTTTAAAGTACATACGCGCTGACGCTTATGCTGCGGCAATGGCAGGCGAAACAATAGACAATCCAAAGACGGGGCAGTACTGGGATGAAGTACACTACGCGTCAATGGAATTAAAAAGGAGACTGTAAATGATTCACATCACATTAACAGGATATTACGCTGGCAATACAGTTTGCGGTGCGCCGCGTAACATAGAAGGTGACAGGTACGCACACGTCGGAGCGTGGCTTGACAATCCAAACGTTGCCGATGTAGCATGTCCAGAATGTTTGGCAGTGTACAATGATGTCGGCGATGACGACGACGACGAATAAACGTAACATGTTATAAACTGGAGAGACTGCAATGCAAGATGAATTGATATGGTGTTTGGTTTGGGTTAGTATTCTTTTAACGATGTTCCCGTGGAGGGTAGGCAAATGAGTGAATATGGATGCGACGAAACGTACGAGGGTTATGGTGTTTACATTAGCAAAGATAAGATTTATTTTGAGCATGAGCATTTAGGTGAGGACGATTCGTGTTGTGTTTACCTTGAACATGGTAGAATTTATGACTATGATATGTGCTTTGCCATGCCTAATGAAGTTGGGCAGTGGCTGAGTAAGGAAGGCTACAACGTTTATTGGGATGGTGAATTTTGGGATTACGATTGAGGATTAAGTTATGAAATTATTAGCAGAGCAAAACAGCAACGCAAAGCTACGCAAGAACGCAAAGTATTCTGACAGGATACGCAGTTACATTATGTATATGAAACCTGACAGATCAGTGTGTCCCATGTCAGAACTAGCAGGATGCGAGGTGGCCTGTCTGAACACGGCAGGGCGCGGCGCTATGAATAGTGTACAAGCTGCGCGGCAACGCAAGCTAGGACTACTGGCTAAACAGTCCCGATGATTTCCTTGCACAGCTACGCGCAGAACTCACAAAGATAAACGTAACATGTTATAAAAAAGGTAAGTCACCTGCGGTGCGCCTCAATGGTACGTCGGACATTGCATGGGAAAATACAGGCATCATCACAGACTTTCCTGACATACAGTTTTACGATTATACAAAGCTACCCAACCGCAAAGTGCCGGACAATTATCACTTGACGGTCAGCTATAGCGGGGCCAATGCGAAGTATGCACAGAAAGTCAAGGACTCACGTCACAATATTGCGGTAGTCTTCCGTAAAGAATTGCCACTATCATACCTTGACAGGGAGGTAATCAGCGGCGACGATCACGACATGCGCTTTTATGACAAGCGAGGTGTAGTTGTAGGCTTGACTGCGAAGGGCGCAGCAAAGAAAGATCAATCAGGTTTTGTCATTGACATTTAGGAGGCAACATGAACACAGATTACTTAAGTCTATATCAAGACTTCAAAGATTCAGGCGACAAAAGTTTCTGTACTGCGCTGGCGTACTGCCTAGTCACTGGCGCTAACATGCACGTTGCAAATGCTAGACTGCGCCGCAAGCGTGGACGTGGTGTGTCAGGACTGTTACTCAACGAAGCAATACAGGACGCTGGCTATCACCTGCTAGAAGTCAAGATCAAAGGGTATGTAAAAAACCTACCAAAGAAGGGCTTGACACGCGGCACATATCTAGTATACAGTTCGCGCCATGTCAGCGTTATCAAGGACGGTGTTGTGCTTGACTGGACAGCACTCAAAGAAGCACGATCAAAACGTACCGTAGTTTGTTATCAACTTTTAAAAACTGGAGAGTCACTATGACTATCACTGTAGAGAGAATCAAAAAAGACATAGCCTATTTCAGAAAGGAGGCAGCGTACAACCTGAGACAATCAAGAAGCTGGCGCTCTCACGAGTCGCTGAAGAACTATTATAGCGGACGCTACCAATCGTTGAAGCATGCGTCCGAGTACATAGCTATAACACTTGGAGTAGCAGAACGTGAGGAGATTGCATAATGAAATACTTATCCGAAGTGACGATCGACGGGGTGATCTATGAAGCATGGGTCACTGTACATGACGACGGGGATGCAGACTTTTCTACCCACATAGGGTTTGTTGACTACAGAGCATACCCTCTGTCTGAGATACCCGCTTTAGTGCAGGACACGCTACTAGACTTAGCCATTGACCAGTACCGCGCCGATGACGGAGCAGACGCAGCGTACGAAGCATGGAGGGATGCATAATGTATTACGTACAATATAAGGCGGTGGGAGTGGGCGGAAATGGCCAGTGGGTTATTGATAAGGAGCTCGATAGCCTAGAAGCGGCGCTAGCGTATGCCATAGCGGAAGGCGCGGAACACTCACATTGTCCCACATAGGGTTCTGACGACAAAAAAGAGTGGCGGGGTGAAAGTACTTGCTAAGTTTAAGCCACTGAGGGATGCATGATGTACTATGTACAATATAAACTGAAGGACGATGGTAAGCTGTGGATCAACGATCTTAAGTGCGGCAGCCTAGACGAGGCTTTGATCTACGCTTTCCCAGAGGCGCGTAATAGCGTCAAGCTATACCATCGTATCGTTTGGATTAAGAAGAATGGCAAGGTGAAAGTACTTGCTAAGTTTAAGCCACTGAGGGATGCATGATGTACTGGGTCGTGATGTTTGACAGAGACGGTGGCGAGCTAGATCCCGGAAGGGCCGTTCGACTGCCAGCGTGACGCGCAGAGCCATGCAGAGTTTGCTCTTGACTGGCGCTGGGTGTCTTATGAAATACAAGAGGAGCAGGACAATGATTAAGCGAATACATATCAACCAACATAACATCAAACACAACGCTAAGAACCCAGACGATCTACGTCCACCCATTACGGTTAAGACGTACAACGCAAACACCAAAGGGTTTAAGGCAGAGATAGCTGGCCCTTCTACGTTGGTCTATAGTCCTGACAAGCCGCTATCGTGTGGCGCTAAGGTGTGGATTGAGACTTGGTGCGTGGTAGACGTAGACGGGGTGAAGGTATGACAGATGATATGTTAGCCGCTGTTACTACAGCCGTAAGTCTTAAACGTGGCGCGTACACATGGGCTGAGGCTCTGGACGTTATAGTGCTTTTAGACCATAATGTCTTATATTATGAACAAATAACTATCTTATAGATCAATATATAAGACATATTATGAAGACTCAAGCAACCAGTACGCTGCTATACAACACAACCTTGACGAGTTCCAAGCCGAGGACTTAGAATCAATTGCACGTAACCAGTACCGACGACTACAGGAGCAAACGAAATGAACCAGCTAGAAACGTATCACAAACTGAGAGATGTTCAGCGCAAGCTGTATCACCTAAGAGAACTCAACACAATGGGAACAGATGACCCAGTGTCACGCGCAGTAGGGCTGGCATACGATAACGCGTACGGCATGGTGGATAAGATAGCTAACCAACTGTACCGCGAAGGCATAGCACAGGGGGAGCCAGAGAATGACTGATCCAGAACTGTTTAACCTACTGCTAGGCTGCGGTATTGGCTACATCATTGGGCTGTTAGTCGCAGTGTGGAGCGACAGGGCTTGACACCCAGTAAAATACATGCTACAATATTACTATAGAGTTAACTTAAAAGATAAACATAATCATATAACTTATTATAGTTTTAACTTTTAAGTCTCTTTAAAGAGGATCTTATGACAACTGCAAAGACACATCAAAGTTGCCACGACTGTGGGCATCACAAATGTTTGACTGTTAACGAGGACGGATCATCGTATTGTTTCTCATGCGGTAAGCGTAGCAAGTCTGACGCTGGCTGGCAGGGTGTATCATACGAGCACCGACCCGAAACCAAAAAGCAATTCAACGCCAAGCTACTGACAGGAAAGTACAGTGCCATCATTGACAGACGTATACAAAAAGAAACAGCAGAGAAGTACAGTGCTATTGTCGATGGTGATCGTGTGTTGTTTGGTTATTACGATGAAGGCAACGAACCCGTGGCAGCAAAGGTTCGCTACCCTGATAAACGCTTCGTCACGGAGGGTGACTGGACAAAGGGGAGACTGTTCGGACAACAACTGTTCAGTTCAGGCGGACGTTACATCACCATAACCGAGGGCGAGTACGATTGCATGGCGGCATACCAGATGTTCGGTAGCAAGTACCCTGTTGTTAGTGTACGCAACGGAGCGCAAGCTGCCATTAAAGATTGCCGCAATCAGTTTGAATACCTCAACAGCTTTGAGAATGTTATCATCTGCTTTGACAGTGACGATCCGGGACAGAACGCAGCGAACGATGTTGCAGAACTGTTCGGTAACAAGGCAAAGATAATGAAGATGCCCGACGGCAAGGATGCTAACGAGTATCTTGTTAACGGCAAGCAGGGCGAGTTCGTCAAGCAGTGGTGGGAGTCAGAGGTGTTCACGCCTGACGGTATCGTGCGGCCCAGTGAGTTGCTTGCGGCTATCAAAGTACCACTACGCAGGGGGCTTACCTCTTATCCATTCCGTCAACTTGATAACATGTTATACGGAATCCGTCCTGCTGAATTGGTTACGTTGTGTGCTGGCAGTGGTCTTGGCAAGTCAACCATCCTCAGAGAGCTTGTAGTAGCCATGCTGAAGCAAGACAAGGACGGGTGCATGGGCCTTATGTTCCTAGAAGAAACGCCTGAGAGGACACTACGTGGCCTTGTAGGGCTAGAGATGAACAAGCCTATACACTTACCCGACTGTGACTACTCACCGGAGGAGGTTGACAGGGTGTACCACGCCACCAACTACGAGAACAGAGTGTTCTTCTGGGACGCCTTCGGTAGTAACGAGATCGAACGTGTGCTGGGACGTATGCGGTACATGGTCAAGGGTTTAGGTTGTCAGTTCATTGTACTTGACCACCTATCTATACTGGTTTCCGACCAGCAGAACGGGGATGAACGCAAAGCAATCGACATGATCATGACCAAGCTACGTATGTTTGTTCAGGAGATGCGGATCACCCTGCTTTTAGTGTCGCACTTGAAGCGTCCAGATGGTAAGTCTTTGGAGGATGGTGCGGCTACAAGTCTCGGCATGTTACGGGGCAGCGCCGCTATCGCACAGCTATCCGATGCAGTGATAGGAGCAGAGCGAAACAGTCAGGCAGAGGACGAAGAAGAACGGAACACTACCAAGCTACGTGTACTGAAGAACAGGTTCAGCGGGAAGACAGGGCCAGCAGGTAGGCTAGTCTACAACGAGGACACCGGACGATTAACAGAAGAGGAGAATGCACTATGAGATGCAAAGCCTGCGACATAGAACTAACAGACTACGAAGCCACGCTTCGCTGCTCTAACACAGACGAGTTCATCGACGTATGCAGCAGTTGCTTATCCGCTGGCGGTGATGTAAACTTTTCTGATCGCGCTGATCTAAGGACACTGGCTGACATACCAGAGTTCAGCAGCTTGTTTGACGAACTGGATGAATATTACAATGAGTAAGATGGGACGATGGATTGTACAACAGGAGCAAGACAATGACATACGCAGTTGTAGACTTAGAAACGACACTGGACTGGACGAAGATACATCTAGCGGGTGTGTATCTCCCGAACTCTGGGAAGAGTATTGCGTGTTACAACGCTACGCAACTAAAGGAAGCCTTGACAGGTATCTCTACAATGATTGGACACAACCTGATCGGCTTCGATCTGCGTAGGCTCGAAGAAGTTTGGGACTTCGTGTGGCAGGGTGACGTTGAAGATACCATGATCATGGGTAGACTACTTGACCCAGCCATTGAAGGTGGACACTCACTCAAGCAGTGGGCTATACGTGCAGGCGAAGAACTCAAGGGTGACTTCAACGTTGAGGACTTCGACAGGGACATAACACCAGAGATGGTTGAGTATTGTCTGAAGGACTGTCGTGCAACGTGGCATGTACACCAGCACCTGACCAAGCAGCTAAAGAAGAAGGAGTTCAGCTATGCCTGTCAGGACTTGGAACATTCAGTGGCCTTCATGGTCAGTGATCAGATCGCTAACGGCTTCGCGTTTGATTTCAATCTAGGCTGTGACATACACACACAACATGAACAACGCATGAAGGAGATTGAGCATGAACTACAAGAGGTATTTCCGCCCATTGTGGAGCTGCGGTGGAGTGAGAAGACTGGCAAGCCGCTTAAGGATAAGGTTACGGTATTCAATCCCGGCAGTAGACAACAAGTCGCAAGCCGTCTTGAAAGCAAAGGTGCAGTATGGAAGGACACTCACAGAGACAGGTAAGCCGAAGGTGGACGAGACAACCCTTGCGGAACTCAGCCACATCCCTGAGGCTGGTCTGGTCTTAGAGTACCTGACACTATCCAAGAGGATCGGAATGGTTAAGTCGTGGCTCGACTCAGTTTCTGGATCGCGCATACACGGTTACGTTAACACATGCGGTGCTGTTACTGGGCGCATGACACACAGCAAACCCAACATGGCACAGATACCGTCTGAGTCTACGTACAGGGAATGCTTCACAGTTGAGGAGGGTAACGTGTTGGTAGGTGCTGACGCTTCTAGTCTGGAGCTACGCTGCCTAGCACACTACATGAAAGATGAAGAATACATCAGAGAATTACTTGACGGAGATGTACACTCAGCAACTCAACAGGCTGCGGGACTTGCAACAAGAGCTGATGCAAAGCGTTTTACCTATGCTCTCTTGTATGGAGCAGGAGACTCAAAGCTTGGATCTATCCTCGGAGGAAATGCTAAGGTTGGCAAGCGAGCTAGAGATTCTTACCTACGAAACATGCCAGCTTTTGGGAGGCTGGTCAGAAAGGTTGAGTCACTTGCTTCAGAAGGAAGCCTACCCGGAATTGATGGACGAAGAGTATGGATACGACACCAACATGCTGCACTGAACACACTGCTACAATCGTGTGGCGCAGTCATCATGAAACAGGCGTTAGTCATTGCAGGAGACAAGCTCTGTAACGTGCCGCACAGATTTGTTGCGAACGTACACGACGAGTTTCAGGTAGAGACTAAGCCAGAACACGCTGAAGAAGTAGGGAGGATACTGGTTGAATCAATCATAAAAGCAGGAGAGGTACTAGAACTACGCTGTCCAATGGACGGTGAATACAAAATAGGTAAGACATGGGCAGAAACTCATTGACACCTATTAAAATACATGGTATAATATTACGGTAGTTAACTAAAAAGGAAAGCATTATGGATAAGCCACAACCACTTACAATCAAAGGTACACTCTACTGGGTTGAGCGTAACAAGCTCAATAAGTTCAGTGACAAGTACCAGATAGTTCTTGGTAACCTGAGCGAGAAGGCTGTAGCTGCGCTCGACGACATGGGTATCGCCGCTGCTAACAAGGGTGACGAAAAGGATTACTTCATTACGATGAAGAGTAAGAATCCGATGCGCGTTACAGATGAGCAGGGTGTCGAGTACGACGCTGATGTTATGATTGCTAACGGTAGCGAAGCAGTCTGTGTTGTAGGCTACTACGACTGGTCAGTAGGTACAGGACGCAGCCCAAGCATGATCAAGTGCAAGGTCACGAAGATGATCGAGTACGTTGATGATACTATCGACGAGGCTGACGCACTGTGATTCACATTGATGGGGACATCGTAGCCTACCGCTGCGCGTACAAGTCACAGGAGGACAGAGAGGAGTACGCGGCGTATAGTGCTGGTGCTTATCTGTCTGACTTGATCAGCGACTTGTACATCCTCATCGAGGACGAGCCTGAGTACCGTGTATACCTCACGGGAAAGGGCAACTTCCGCAACGAGTACGCAGTCACTGCTGGCTACAAAGCAAACAGGAAAGACAAAGAGAAACCTGAGCACCTTGCTGCTATTAGGCAGTACCTGATAGACGAGTGGGCCGCTGTTGTCAGTGACGGGGAAGAGGCAGACGACTTGATTGCCATCGCCGCTACTGCTGATGACGACTCACTGATTGTCAGTATCGATAAGGACTTCGATCAGGTTCCGGGCAAGCACTTCAATCCTAACAAGCAGAGTTTCTATGACGTTAGCCCTGAAGATGCTAGCCGTTTCTTGTACGAACAAATACTAACGGGTGACCGCGCAGATAACATCATCGGTATCAAGGGTGTAGGCCCAGTCAAGGCTAAGAAAGCACTGGCTGACTGCACAACTGAACGTGAGATGTATGATGTGTGTGTCAAAATGTATGACGACGAAGCGCGTGTCATTGAGAACGCAAGGTTACTATACCTACGCCGTCAAGAAGGAGAGATCTGGAATGCGCCGAACGAGGGATAACGTTCCGAAAGGCTACGACTCGTGGCTTGAATGGGACTTAGCGCAGCAGCTTAAGGGATGTGAGTACCACCCTTGTGCCGTTGCATACGTACAACACAAACATTACCATCCTGACTTTACTTACAAGGCTAACGGTATAACATATTATATCGAAGCTAAAGGGAGATTCCGTGAGAAACCAGAGGCTCGTAAATATGTCGATGTCAAGAAGGCTCTCAAGCCAGAGGAGGAGTTGGTATTCGTGTTCCAAAACCCCAACAACAGAATGCCAGCAGCAACCAAGCGCAAGGACGGAAGCTACTACTGCATGTCAGACTGGGCAGAGCGTAACGGATTTGATTGGTACACTCCAAAGACTTTACCAAAGGAGTGGACGCAATGACTAGACACTTGATCATACCTGACACACAAGTAAAGCCGGGAGAGAACTATGAACATCTTCGATGGGCCGCTAGGTACGCTGTTGCTACTAAGCCTGATGTTATTATCCACCTTGGTGATCATTGGGATATGCCAAGCCTTTCCAGTTACGACGTAGGTAAGAAGTCCTTCGAGGGACGGCGCTACTCTGAGGATGTACAGGCTGGCAACACAGCTATGGCTGCGTTCATGGACGTTATCAAGGCAGAGCAGAAGCGCCTACGCAGTAACAAGAAGACAGTATGGAAGCCACGCCTAGTCTTTACGATGGGCAACCACGAGCAGCGTATCGAACGTGCAGTAGAGAACGATGCCAAGCTTGAAGGGCTGATGAGCTACGATGACTTGGCGCTGAAGGGCTGGGAAGTACATCCATACCTCAAGCCTGTTGTCATTGACGGTGTAGCATACTGTCACTACTTCACCAGTGGTGTGATGGGCAGACCAGTTTCGTCAGCGAAGCTACTGCTACAGAAGAAGCACATGAGTTGTGTGATGGGACACGTTCAAGACAGGGACATCGCTTTTGATCGCGACGCATCAGGTAAACGTATGACTGCCCTGTTCGGCGGTATCTTTTACCAACATGATGAAGAGTACCTTAACCCACAAACTAACGGTAGCTGGGCTGGGCTGTGGATGTTCAATGAAGTAGACAACGGTGCGTTTGACGAGATGCCTATCAGCATGACGTACCTACGGAGGCGGTATGGCACGGACGTTTGATGAGATGCTTGAACTCATAGCAGACCACATCGATGAGATAACACTGCTTGAAGTTCTAGAGATAAACTCTTACGATCTTGTCGATAAGTTTCAGGATAAGATACAGACTAACATAGATAAGTTCAACGGATTGGAGGACGAAGTAGATGACAACTAAGAGTAAACGTAACTTACCATTCAGCGATGAGCCTGAGTATACCTTCGGCAAGTCAATTGATTCAGCGTCACCTAAAGAGTGGGACACAGTAGCAGCTAAGTTGTACCACCCATCAGATGCACCCAAGGAGTCCTGTCCTGTAGAGAATCCAGATCACTACAACACAGGAGCTATTGAGGCCATTGAAGCTATCAGGGCATCCATGCCACCTGAGCAGTTCTTTGGCTACCTCAAGGGTAACGTAATGAAGTACCTCTGGCGCTACGACTACAAAGAGAAACCCATTGAGGATCTACGTAAGGCAGACTGGTACTTAAATAGATTGATTGATGTATTGATAGAGGATAACCAATGAGTGACGATGCTTGGGCAGTTACTAAGATATTCATAGGCTCGTTCGGTTTTGTGTTCGGCGTAGCTTGGCTTGCTGCTTCACTTGCTGTCGCGGCGGCTAAGTATAAGTGTCAGGCTTACGGTGAGCTTACAGGCCACGAGGTAAAGGTTATCGCAGGATACACGTGTATGATTAACGATCCCGATAAGGGGTGGATGAGTTACGAAGAGCGAGTAGGAAGGAGAATAAACTAATGAACAGATATGAGAAGGAACAAGCAATATACTACACAGTACTCATCGTGCTGCTGGTGTTTAACGTAACGTGGCTAATGTCGGAGTTCTTATGAAGGTAGTGCAAGGTGAGTTCGGTAAAACCAAAGAGGCTATAAAGGCGTCTGATTTGTTTCAGTCGTTAGCTGACGCAACAGACGAGATGGAAGAGGGAGGCATAGACGTTAAGACAGCTATCGTTGTATTCAGTGACGACAAGGTGATGCAGGTTATCAGTAACGACGGCTATCCAGATTCAGCACACATGCTGTTAACGATGGGAGCACACTCAATTATGTTAGAAACTTTAGGGTACGGAGGAGAAGAATAGATGGACGCATATCAACAGTACATACACAAGTCACGGTACGCACGTTACATACCAGAGAAGCAACGCCGTGAGACTTGGGAAGAAACAGTGGGACGTTACGTAGACTACTGGGGCGACAAGCTACCAGAGGCTGACGCTAAGGAGGCGCGTAAAGCTATTGAGAATCTGGAGGTGATGCCTTCGATGAGGGCGCTGATGACTGCTGGTGACGCGCTTGATCGTGACAACGTTGCAGGGTTCAACTGTAGCTACATGCCTATCGATCACCCCAAAGCATTTGATGAGATGATGTATGTTCTCATGTGTGGCACCGGAGCAGGATTCTCAGTAGAACGTCAGTACATACAGAAGTTACCAGAGGTAGCAGAGGACTTCCATGAAACCGACAGTATCATACACGTATCAGATTCAAAAATTGGATGGGCCAAAGCGTACCGAGAACTCATCGCTATGCTCTATAGTGGTCAAGTTCCAAAGTGGGACGTTTCTGGAGTACGGCCTTCGGGTGCACCCCTCAAGACATTCGGAGGTAGAGCTTCTGGGCCAGAGCCTCTTGAAGATTTGTTCCGGTTCACCGTTGACATCTTTAGGGCCGCTGCTGGACGCAAGCTCAGTAGTGTCGAATGCCACGATGTATGCTGTAAGATTGCACAGATCGTTGTCGTGGGCGGGGTCAGACGAAGTGCCCTTATCGGTCTCAGTAACCTTACAGACGACAGGATCAGACGAGCCAAGTCAGGACAGTGGTGGATAGATAATCCCCAACGTGGACTAGCAAACAACTCAGCGTGTTATACAGAGAAGCCCGACTTTGAGGCGTTCCTAAACGAGTGGACAAGTTTATATGAGTCAAGGTCAGGTGAACGAGGTATGTTCTCTAGAGTCGCAAGTCAAAAGCAAGCTGCAAAGAACGAGCGACGAGATGCTACCTATGATTTTGGAACTAATCCATGCAGTGAAATCATCCTCAGACCCTATCAATTCTGTAACCTATCAGAAGTTGTTGTCAGGCCAGCCGATACGTTGTCAGACCTCAAGCGAAAAGTACGTGTCGCTACTGTCCTTGGAACTCTTCAGGCTACGCTAACGAACTTCAGGTATCTACGTAAGATATGGGAGACTAACACAAAAGAGGAGGCGCTACTGGGTGTATCCTTAACAGGCATCATGGATCATCCTGTACTATCCGGGAGGGAAGACAGTGACAAACTTAAGAAGTGGCTTAAGGCGTTACGTGAAGAAGCTGTGGCTACGAACAAAGCTCATGCTGACAGACTTGGGATTAATGCTTCTACTGCTATTACTGCTGTTAAGCCCAGTGGTACTGTTAGTCAGCTTGTGGACTCTGCTTCAGGCATTCACCCGCGATTCTCACGACACTACATAAGGCGCGTTCGAGGTTCCTCAGACGATCCGTTGTGTGCTGTGCTAGAGGCTGCTGGTGTACCTGTAGAGAATGATGTTATGTCACCCAACACTAAGGTGTTCAGCTTTCCTATGGAGGCTCCTGACTGCGCTGTGTTGGCGTCAGACATGGGCGCCATGGAACAGCTAGAGTTGTGGGAAATCTATCAGGACTACTGGTGTGAACACAAGCCGTCAATGACGTGTTACTACCGCGACGACGAGTTCTTAGAGGTAGGACAATGGTTATATAACAAGTTCGATAAGATCAGTGGTATCAGTTTCTTACCGTACAGTGACCACACGTACCAGCAAGCACCCTATGAAGCTATCGACAAGTCAACGTATAACAAGTTATGCAAAGACTTTCCGAAAGACTTTAGTTGGGACATAGAAGAAGCCAGCGACATGACCGAAGGATCACAGCAACTGGCTTGTACTGGTAACAACTGCGAACTCTAGTCGAACTCTTCCTCAAGGTAAGGCTGCGCTACTCTCATAAAGGGTAGCCACCTTACCCCTTTTCCTTCAAAGAAAAGTTCATCTATATCTTTTTCGTCAAACAACCCAGCAGCAATATCCCCAACAACGTCTTCAGACATGTTTAATGGAGCAGGAAAGAAAGCTTTTATAGCTGCTCTAGCATCTCCCTTCGCAAGTTTCTCTAAAGTATACTTACTTTGGGTGTTAACTGTAGCGACCCCTAACATAAAGTCAATAAAGTAGTCTTCCATTTCGTCCATCTCAAAAGCATCTCGCTTTCCTTTGACGGGCTGACGCAGTTCATTAAGCAGTGTATTGCCTCCACCCACAACAACAACGTAAGCAGCAGCGTTCTTGATTGCTTCTTTCTTTAGGTTGTTATCGTTACGCTTGACGCCTTCCTTCCAAGTTTCAAACACAAGACGCTTTACTTGTTGTAGTTGCTTTAAACCAAACGTTCTTAACATGTACAGAAGTCTTCCGTTAGGGTGGTCTAAGTACCACTTAGGCATCTGCGCTAGATCAGAAGGTTGTAGCTTTGCAAGTTCTGCCGCAGCAAACTCACGAACCCTGTCTGTCTTCTTGTTAGCCAGTAAGTCTTTACGTAAATTCAAAAGCTCTTGTCTTCCAAACAACCAATTGTATTCACTAAGAAGAGATCCGTCAGCCGCCATCATTCTGCCACGCTGTACTGCTGCGTTTAAAGTTACTGTCTTTCCTGCAACGTCAGCCGCTCTAAATCCAGACCCTTTAAAAGTGAGATCAGACATTAAATTAAAACGTCTGTTCCACTTAGTAGATCCTTCCCTTAAGAACTCACCAGAAGCCTGATTAACTAAGCCAACGTCTTGTACGCCTACACGTATACCGTCACGCTTAAGCATGTTAACCAGCGCAGCGCCTGTGTTGTCAGCGCCAAAGTTAACAACAGTGTTTCCAACATCTCCAAAGTTTAACAAAGCACTGTAAGGGTTTCCAATAGTTCCCATGTACGCTGCTTTTCGTATGTTAGCTAATGCCCCTGACGGGCCTGTTGTTCCCCGTACAATTAAAGAACGCATTAACTCTTCAGCAGTTTGTATTACACCTGAGTTAGCTCCCTCTTCTTTAAGAGCTTCACGAAGCTGCACAAAAGACGCGCTGCCTTCTTCGACTTCACGCCTAACCTGCTTAGTGACTTGATCCTTTGTCTCTTCTGTAGCCTGCGTAATCTTATTTGTGTTGTTGTTAAGTTTGAAGTTTTTATGCAGCTGAATAACAGCTTCGTCGTGAGCAATCTTATCGCGCATAACTATTATAGGATTCTCATAGTCAGCAGCCTGACCTTCTGTCAGATAGCCACGCTTTCTTTCCATCATATTTTCATCAACGGCGTTTCTCGGCATGTTTCTTCTGTTAAACAAAGCAGCTTTATTGCTTTGAGCCAGAGTCCTTGACGGTACGTACAACGGATCTATTGGTACGCCCTTGAATACAAACTTTCTGTACTGGCCTGCTTGATCAGCGCGTATACGAAGCATAGCCCTAAGACCATCCATCTGCTCTTTAGTTAAAAGCTTTTTGAGTTCTGAAAACTCCTTGCGTCTTACAACGTTATCTAAGTTTGAGTTAGAAAAGTTAAGTATACGCTGCTTTATAACTCCTGAGTCTGCTTCTAACGCTCTAGCAAAAGCCTGTACTTGATCTGTATTAAACATTGTATCAAAATCTTGCTGCTGTCTAGCCATGTTAGTAGCCATGCGCTGAAAATTCCCAGCAGCTTTTTCACCTATTCTTCTTTTAGCAACTTCAACTATAGGCTCTAACTTGTCTTCATAAAAATCTTTTAATATGCCTCGACTTGTTCTTGCTTGTGTTTCAGTAACAAAGTCTCCGCTTACTTTAGCGCGCTTACGTATGTCTTCTATTGATTTGGTTCTATAGTCAAGGTCTAAACGCCGCTGTCCTGCTTTCATTTCAGACTGCATGATTCTATTTATAGGTACGCCAATCTCTTCAGACATCTCCCGGTATATCTGAGTTATCTCAGTTCCTTCAGGCATCCTTCCGTTTTGATTGTAAAAACGTATAACAGCCTGATCAGCAGATTGCTGCGAAGCGTCAACAACATCAGTACCTACCGTCCTGTCCTTACCTGTGCGAAGCCTTTCCAGTTTCTTTTCTTCGCCTTTGATAGCTTTTTCAACAGCTTCTTCTAGCTGCTTTGCTTTACCTACTGAGCGTCCTGCAATGCCTCCTAAGCCACCGCCAAGACCAACAGCGCCTATTGCTAGAGGGTCTTGAAAAGTTCTGGCTACGTTTTCAAGACGGCTTCCCGCATCTCCTTCGCCTTCAAAGAAAGAATACGCACCTATTTCACCAGCGGTTAAACCACCCTGACGAGCCGCACCGCCAGCAAACGTTTTACCTACACCTAAAGCTTTGGCTAGACGAACGGACGGTATAAATCCAGCAGCTATCCTGATACCTAAATCTAAAACAGGAAGGTCTTCAGCGAACTCTTCTTGTATGCGTCTTGTGTCCTCAAGAACAGCGTCATAGTCTTGCCCCGTCAACCCAGCAATCGCCCAAGATTGCGCCTCATCGCCTAGCGCCCCAACAGATACAGCCTCTAACGCAGCAGAGCCAGCACCACGTATTTCTTCTGTTATGTCTTCGTAATCATAAACTGTTTTATCGACAACGCTTTTAAGCGCCTGTACTTTAGGTATAAGATCGTCCCTGCCTTTTTCTGCAACAAGCTGCAACAACCCTGACAACTGCTCGGATGCGTCTTTGTTTTCTCTATACTCTAGCTGCTCTGCTTTAAACTCTTTTTCATATACGCGACCCTCTCTTGACATCAGATCAACTTGATTGTCGTCGCTTGCAAGCAGAGCGTCTATCTTAGGTATAAGATCATCCCTGCCTTTTTCTTCAGCAAGCGCCTTAAGTTTGTATAGCTCAGAAGTTTCTGAAAAACTAAGACCCATTATTAGGTTCCTCGTTTAGCTCTTTACTAATCTCTTCCATGAGCGCTACTGTTTGTGCAGCTATGTTTCCGGGCGCGCCTGCTTGAGCGTCGTTACCAGTTGGTATGTTAACCGTAGCTGCTGCCATCTCTTCTGGTGACTTACCAGCAGTTCCATAGGTGTTGACAGCCCACTCATACGCCATAGCCTCTGCCTGTTTTACTTCATCTTCGTCATCGTAAGAGCCTTTAATCTGCTCCATAAATCTGTTTACTGCGCCTTTAGCGTAAACGCCAATCAAAGAAGCATTAGGTGGCTTACCCGCAGCAGCTTCGTTTAATGCAAGAACAGCTTTAAAAACAGCGGCATTTTTCTTAGCACCTGACTCCATAGCGTTAATAACATCTATTGTGTTGTCGTCCAACCCAAAATCTTTTAATTCTTTATCAGTGTACTTATACTCTGTTGCCCTGAGATTATCTCTAGCAACTTTTAGACGGCTATCTTCTATCTCTCTTTTGTTTTTAACATCGTCAAAGACATATCCATACTCTTCGCCATAAGTATCTGTAAAGTTTTGTTTAGTTTCGCCTTTAGCCAGTATCTGCTCTGCTGCTCTTGTTGCCATGTTTATCTTTAAAGTCTCAGACTCGTAAACAGAAGTTACTCTTTTCTTGTCTGCCGCTTCTACAGCCTGCCTAACTTGTTCTACTGGAACGTTGTTATCACGAGCAACTTGCAAAGCTGTTTCTTTTGACGCCTGTACTAACGTGTCAGACGATTCAGGATTACTTATTTGACCAATTAAAACATCGATGCCTTTGACAGCTTCTTGCTTGTTAATACCGTCAGTCTTCTTTTTAGCCGCCCCAGCGAACTGGCTAGATGCGTTACCAGTTTGCTGTGCCGTTGCAATCATTGCGTTTTCTAACTCCTGCAAACGCTTAGGATTTGTTTCTCGTAAAAACGCTGACTGCATTACATCCAAAGACTCCTTACCTGATTGTATAAGAGCGCCTTGTCTGGCTGTCTTAGCCGCCATCATTTGTGCTGGCGTTTTTGCGGTGCTTAACATGTAGTCAGCAGTCTCTAGCGGCGTCATGTCTTTGATCTGCGCCAACATGCTTTCACGCTCACGTTTCTCAGCAGCCACAGCAGGAGCCTGACCAAGCGCAGTACCAAGCTCAAACAAACCTTGACTGTACCCCGGCTGTGTCAGCGACTGTATAAAACCTTGTCCAAATTTAGCCATTACTTAATCTCCAAATAATCCTAAGCCTTCTAAGAAACCACCTACATCTCCTAAAACGTCACTTAAGCCGCCGTAGCTGTCTGTGGGTGTAGCCAAGCCGCCAATCAGTCCAGTACCTAATTGACCCATCAGGTTAGCTTGTCCCAGACCAGCACCCAACAGTGCCTCAAGACCACCCATAGACGCTTCGCCAAACAGACCTGCGCCCGTAAGTTGACCGCGCTGCTGTAGCTGTGGGTAAAGCTGACTGCCTTGCATAGCTGATAGTAACTGTGCTTGTGGTATGTAAGAACCGCCCAAGGCTCCCAGCCCTAGCTGTTGCTGTCCACTTAACATTGCCATGTCTTGTGCAGACAACTGAGAACCCATGCCTGTAAACGCTTGACCAAGCTGCGCTTGCTGTCTCTGCTCTGCTTGAGCCTGCTGCATTGCGCCTAACATTGCGGTGTTCTGCGCTTCAGCCTGCGCTTTAGACATAGCAAGCTGCTCAGGCGTACCGCCAAACATGCTAGTACGCACACCGCCTCGTCCTTGGTTTTGAAGTCTTTCTTCTAAAGCTAAAGCGCGGCGTTCCTCTTCAGGACGCTGTGCTGCGCGTAAGCGTTCGTACACAGCAGCTTCTCGGTCGGCTGTAGGCATACCAGCAGCACCCATAAACTCACCGCCAAGACCGTAAGCCTGCTCTGCTGCTGCGCGTCCTGCTTGCTGCCCGTATGGTGTAGCGCCTAGTGTTGTCTGCGCTTGGTTCATTAACATACCCTGCAAGGCTTGCTCTTGTGGAGACAATCCCATTGTTGCAGCGCCCGTTGTAGGATCATAACCAAACTGACCACCTGTCGCTGACGTTACGCTAAAGGGCTGGAACTGTGTCTGATCAAGGCCAGCTTGAGCAATTCCAAGAGCGCCTTGCTGCGCTGCTTCACCGATAGAGCCTAGCCTGTCGTAAGCGCCTGTAAGAGCAGCAGTTCCGCCTATGCCTTGAGCAAGACCACCAAGCAAACCAAGGTTACCTAAGAAGTCTTGAAGACCTCCACCGCCTGACCCATCGCCTCCCGTAAGAGTTGTTGAGTAATCAATTGCATTCATGATGTCTTCATAAGAAGCAGCCATTAGTAAACACCTCCGTCAATTGTTCCTGTCGTTAACGTACCTGTAAACGTAAGGGCAGGTATCGTTACAGTGCCAGTAAACGTAGGACTGGCTGTGTTAGCCTTTGACGTTACTGCGGTTGCTATGTTAGTAAATTCTGTGCTGAACTCTGTACCGCGAATAATCTTGCCACTGTCTCCAGAAGGCAAAGAATCCTTAGCGGCAAAGTCTGTCGTCGGGGTATAGTTGCTCATAGTGTTTTACCTATTAATACTAGTACGTTGATTTCTTGTAGTGATAAAGGGAATCCGTTAATGGCTGACTCAAGCCCTACTGTAACTATAGAGCCGCCGCCAGTTGCGTTTATTTGACGACGCGACGTTAGCGCACCGCCTGTAAACTCACCTACCGTAAACTCTGAAACATTGTAAAATGCTGGCTCTTGGTTTCCTACAGTGAACTCAGTAGACCTGTAGTCAGTTGTTAAGTCGTAACCCCAGTACATAATAACTGTCGCGCTGTTAGCACCGACAATTGTTGGCCTGAGCTTCTTAAGTATCTTTAGCTTTGACGGATCTCCAAAAGTTAATCCGGGACTGTAGTACCTAAAACGGTAAGACGCGCCGTTGTCGCTGTATCCTGAATGCTCACCTATACCATCAACAGTCCCAATGTAAAGAGTACCGTCAGTTTTTCTTTCATAGGACTTAAACTGATTAGAGGGCCATCTTGTTACTCTGTATGTGCCGTTTTCTAGCGTACCCTTAAGATCGAAGCAATATGTTATTTGTTGGTTCGGAAACGAAATAAGATAGAAAGAATTTTCAGGGCTAAAAACAGAAGACGTTGGGCCTGTGCGTCCCTCAATAGCTTGAATAAATTCAGTCTTAATGTTTAAGCTTAGATCGTTTATAGGCATTGACTTTTCTTGAATGGTTCGGCCAAAACTTCGCAAACCTGATTGATCTAAAAATAAAACATCAGTGCCGATGTGCTGAACAGAATTTCTACAAACACAACCAACGCCAGCCACAGTGTCTGCAATAGACATAGTAGCTGGAGAAGAAGCGCCTTGATAAACAATAATGCTGTGCTTACCAAAAACAATTAACAAATTATTATGCGCCGCTAGTGCGCGAACTTCATCGTAACCATCAGGCCACGCTTTTGAAACGTCAATAGATCCGCTTGAGCCGCCAGTAAAAGAAGTTCCAATAAGCAAATCAGACCAATATATTGTCTGCGTATCAGCAGCGTTATCAATAATCCACAAACGACCATAGGCTGCTAAAGCTTCGTGACAAAAATACTGAGAAGACGTAGCTGTTCCGTTGTACTGTCCCCATGTTTGAAGACCACCAGAGTTAGTATAAATTAAAGGCTCTTGACCACGCTGAAGAAAATAAGCAGCGTCGTTAAAGTTTAACATCTTCCAGTTGTTGCCGCCTATAGTGTAACCACCAGAAATAATTGAAGCAGACTCGTCAACTAACGTAGTAGTTCCTGACAATATTTTATTATTGCCTACGCTAAACAGTTTTGTGTTTCCAGCGTCGTCATAAAAATAATTAATCTTATGAATAAAATCAGTGCCTAACTCTGTCTTATTTGTAGTGACAACATTATTGCCCTTACGCGCAGCAATTCGACCGCGCTTATCAATGACAGCGTTATCTGCAACGTCTGCAAACGACGGGTCTTGCGCTAGAGGCGAATCCTCAGTGTTGATACCCTTAAACGCAGGAGCAACTAGGTTAATACTTTGTAGTGGCTGGGCCATACACTAGCTCCTATTATGAATACCAATCAGTTTCGTAAGGGTGCTTCTGTGCGTCCAGAGCGATAGCGTCAGACAGATACTTGTTAGCCATAGCAAAGTACTCAGGTGTTGATGTACCGCCTGTCTCGCCTCTCTCACGCGCTGCTAGAGCTACTGCCAAATGTATCACAGGCATCGCAGGTATTAACATATTATCTGTGTCAGCAGCCAAGTCTTCATTGCGTAACACACAGTTAAACCTGAGAGTGTAAACACCATCAGGCTTTGGGTATATGTCTATTTGTGAATCACCTTGGGAGTCAACACCATTGTACGTGTAGAACTGTGGCGATCCACTCGCGGGAGTTTGATTGAGGTACTGATTGTCAAACCATTTAGAAGTACGGTACTCCATAAAAAAGTTAGAAGTATCGTTAATGACATCCAATGCTTTAACACGGTTCTGACTGCCTGTAAGCACATAGTTAAATATGTCTGCCGAAGTTGTAATGGTTAGTGTAGTACGTAAGGCCGACCAGTCCCAAGAAGTCTCTACAAGTTTTTTAGCGTCATTAACAAAGTCACCTATCATTTTACTGTAGGTAGTAGAGTTTACGCTAGTAACTTCCTCTTCTCGTATCCTTCTCAGGACGTTGTTTACCAATTCTAAATATGTCATACTAACATACCCTTGTTAATAATCTTGTTTAGTTGAGCCATGTAATCTACATTAGGCGACTGCACAATGTTTTGAATCGTAGGCGCTTCGTAAGAGATACCTGCCATGAAAGGTTTAAAGCTTAGTGGACTCTTTGAACCGCCTACAGATCCAGCGTCTTTAGTTAAACCAAACAAAGATTCTACTTCTTCTTCGCCGGGGCCTTCAGTGTCGCTATAGCCTGTTCCGTCTTTATCTCCGGGGCCTTCAGTGTCACTGTCTCCAGTACCGTCTTTGCCTTCGGTGTCGCTAGAGCCTGTAGCGTCCTTAGTGTCCTTAGTAGACGAACCACCACCAAACGTAAGTCCCTCATCTCCGGGTTCTTCTCCGGGGCCTTCAGTGTCGCTAGAGCCGTTACCATCTTTGCCTTCAGTGTCAGTAAAGCCTGTACCGTCTTTACCGCCTTCAGTGTCGCTAGAGCCGTTACCATCTTTGCCTTCACTATCACTAGAGCCTGTGCCGTCTTTAGTGTCCTTAGTAGATGACCCTCCGCCAAAGGTAAGTCCTTGATCGCCGGGGTCTTCACCACCGTCACCACCGTCTTTAGTAGGATCTAAAGCTATTTCTAACTCTGTTTCACCGCCGTTGTCTCCGGGTTCTTCAACAACTTCTTCTACAACTTCGCCACCACCACCGTCATCTTTAGTGGCTGCGCCGCCAAACGTAAGACCGCCTTCAGTGTCATCAGCAGTGCTGTCCTTAAGTAGTTGCTCCGCTATGTCTTTTGCAGACTGTTCAGCAGCGTCTTTATCTTTCTGCTCAGGCTCAGGATCTTCTACAGTTTCTTCTACAGTTTCTTCTACAGTTTCTTCTACAGTTTCTTCTATAGGTTCTTCTACAGTTTCTTCTGTGGTATCCTTGGTAGTTGAGCCACCAAACGTAAAGTCGTCTTCGCCTTCGTCTGTAGTGTCTATAAATACATCAATTTCTTCGTCGTCTAGTTCGTCTTCATATACTGTGGCGTTGTTATTTTCTAAGTAATCATCACCTACAGTACTGCCTACTTCTAAGTCTCCAACATTCGGAATAAACCACCTATCGTTTGTTCCAGATTGTGTGTCTCTAAAAACACCATTGCCCTCATAGACATATCTACCTTCTTCTTCTGCAACTTCTCCGTCAGCGCCTCCGCTATCTTTAGTAGTGGCAGCTCCCCCAAAAGTTAAACCACCGCCGTCTTCTCCAGAATTAGCGGCGGATTCTTCAGCAGCAGCAGATTCTTCAGCAGCAGTAGCTTCTTCAACAGCAGCGGCAGCGGCTTCTTCAGCAGCAGCGGCAGCGGCGGCTTCTGTTTCTTCAGTCACTTCATAGTTCGGTATTTGTATTTGAAGGTCGCCAAGTACATCAGTAACATCTACGTCTTGCCAAACAATATCACCGTAGTCGCTACCAAACTCTCCGTCAGACACATCGTTAATAGCGTCTCTTATAGCGTTAGCTATGTCTCCAGCACCAATAGACGTTACTTCATTAGCATTTCCAAATAGACCACCAGCAGCACCACTAAGAGTATCTTGAATAACAGTATCTAAATCTACATCGCCAGTAGTAGCTGCTTGGCTTGCAAGACTTAAACTTGCACTAGCTATTGCCCCTGCCGACGCAGCCGACATTCCTGTAGTTGCAACTAATTGAGCAGCAAGTTGTGGAGCTGCTAACATCAACGTAGCAGCTCCAGCGGCTAAAACGTAATCACCAAAGTCTGTCCTGTCCATCTTGTAGGTACGCGCAAAGCCTGTACCCGTCCAACGAAACCTATCGCCTTTCTCGTTAGTAAACTCTTCAGTAGGAATTCCGTACTTGTTCATTAACGCTTGGTTTTCTGCGCTGTTCATCCAAGAAGCATAAGCGCCCTGTCGAGCGTTAGCATCAGATTGCTGTGTGTCGTCTGCTGGCGCTTGTTGTCCCGGCCCAAAAGCTAAGTCGTCTTCTTCTTGTTGCTCTTGCGCTGCTGTAGTCTGGTCTATGCCTTCCTGAGAAAACCAGTCTTGAGCCTCAATCATGTCAGAGGACTCTTCAATGTAATCCATGTACCTGTCAAAAGATCCAAAGACATTCTGAAGGTTAGTACTATCGTTATACGCCTCTTGTAAATCCGAACGTGTTACCTGAGTAGGTGACCAACTAAGGGCTTGAGTATCTTGGCCTGTGGCACCAAAGAGACTTACAGCGTTATCGCCAGTCTCTTGATGTAGAATCATTGTGTACAACCCATCGTCTTCTTCAGGCTCAGGCTCAGGAGCAGAAGTAGAAAACGGAGCAGACGGTGGTGGTGTCTTTATAGGCTCTGGTTGTGAGTGTCCAAAGCCTAAAGTTTCCGTAGGTGTTGGTGTTGTTGCTTGCTTTACTGTACCTAAGAGGCCACCAAACATACTACTAGGGCTTGACACAGAAGGTGCAGCCGAAGCTTTGTTGGCGTCCTGCTGCGCCCTAAAAGCCGCCTGCCTAGCCTTCTTATCAGCCTGCCTCTTCGCATATCGCTCTGCGTTAGTTAGGCCGTCAGCGCCTACTACATCTCTACCTACAGCCATTATTTATCCCTCGCACAGCCTTTGGCTTTCTCAAAAGAGCGCATGGCCCCTAAGCCCAACATACCCATAAGCACTGGCATCATCTGACTCAAATCCAAGGACGGCAAAAAAACATCCACACCAGATAGAGTAAGGGTAAAATTCCCAAGAGGGACGCAGATAAAATTAAATGCCATTCCGCTAACACACACCCACCCAACCGCTGGACGCCAGCCAGACACAAAGAGAGAAGTACTTTTAGCTTCTTCTTTGTTAACTGCAATCTGGGCTTTAGCCAACTCTTGAGCGTGTCTTTCAGCCATTGTAGATATTTCATGGGCAAGCCTATTCCTTTCATCTGAGTCTGGGATGAACTTATCAAGCAATGAAGTAACTGGGCCAATCAATAGTTCCAACATTAGCGCACCATGTAAACAACAAACGATGCCACAGCACTGACACCTATCCAGAAGAATCTTTCGCTGGTCTTTATTAGCTTTGAGTTAAGAATGACATCCTCTGACAACTCAATAACTTTATCTTCTTGCTCGTCGAGGCGCTTCTCAAAACGCTCCATTCTGTTGAGTAACGATAGTAACCTTTCATCAACTACAGCAATCTGACTAACGGCTTCACACACTTTGTCTAAAGCCTTCTCCATGCGCTCTATTCTGAACTCACTGACTTCCACGACTAACAATCACCGGAGCCGCCAAAGGTTAAAGAGTCACACTCTTCTGTTTCTTCTTCTTCTACAACTACTTCTTCCTCGCAGACAACAGAGCCACCGCCAAAGGTAAACCCTGAGTCTTGACAAACTTCTGTTACTTCTATCAGAGGAGTCAAAGGTCGAATGTCAAAGCCACCTTCATCAAACCTAGTAAACGACCATACAGTGCCGTCATCTACGTACACCTTGGAGCCTACAGGCAAAGCAATTACTGTACCATTCTCTAAGTAAAGTTCAGCAGCAGACGCAGTAAAAGCAACTAAAGCTAATAGGAAAGTTAATGCCTTCATTTCTTAATGTCCTTTGTTTGAGTCTCAGTTTCAACTTCGGTGTGCGAACAGAAGCCCAGACAGATCGTAGATTTCTCTCGTAGTGTGCCTGAGCATCCACAGAGTAACACGAGTGCTAGGGCTACTAAGGTCTTCATTAGTCACGAGTCTCGGGAGCAACTTTCCAAGGAGCGCCTGTGCCACAAGTGGGGTTAGCCTTCTCAGCAATCTGGGCGTTTACAGCAGCTTCTACAGACTCCTGCTCAGAGGGCGTGTCGTCCATCTTATTTGTAGCCATCTCAGCTACGAGCCAGCCCAGCACAGTTTCCTCAGTGATGCTATCCCAAGGCATGAAGTTATCCGCAGAAGGATCTGGAAGAGACTTAGTGCCGTAAGCTGAACCTACGTTACCGTCTGCGTCCTCACCCGTGCAGCGCCAGTGAGCTACAGTAGCTACGTTGTCTAGACCATCTTTGGATACTTCGTAGTCTAGGGATGAAACTGTCCATGTAATCGTTGTCATTCTTTATGCTCCTTTGAGTGCCGCTACTTCGGCCTTTAAGTCTTGGATTTCTTTAACCATCATTGGGACTAGCTTGCTGTAGTCAACAGCCAGCATGTCGTCATCGGTCTCACCCTTAGTTACAGCATAGGGAGCTACAACCTCAAGCTCTTGAGCTATGAAGCCATGAGTGACACTAGAACCGTCAGCCTTCCAGTCGTAGGAGCGAACCCTTAGATCGTCAAGGTTGCCAGCAGGAGCATCTACGATGTTCTCCTTGAGGCGCTCGTCTGAAGGACTGTAGGTTCCAGTAATGATGAGATCACCGTCCCCTTGCAGGTAGGCTACCTTGGTGCCAGCGCCGTTGTGCCACCTATGTATATCAGAGTTGCCAGTTGCTCCAGCGAACTGATAAATAACACCGTTACTGTACACCTGTGTACCGTAGTCTGTAGCTGCACTGGCTGTTGAGGTTCGGCCAACCAGCAAGTTTCCTGAGGCGTCGATACGCATACGCTCGTTGTTACTGGTGTAGAACGTAAGCGGGTGTGCTGTTAAGTTAGCCACTCTGAATTCGCTACCGCTTTCATAAAGGTAGCCGTGAGTTACTCCTGCAGTTTTAAACTCCAGTGCGCTGTCTGAGCTACCATTTATATCAATAAGCCCTCTGCCCGGAGAAGCCAATGCACCAGCAGATGTAGTCCCAACCAGCAAGTTTCCTGAGGCGTCGATACGCATGGCTTCAGAAGTCGAACCGCTAGACCCTGTGTGGAAAGTCAGCTCTCCATCATTTCTTGCTGCACCAGAGGCGTAACGTATAGCAGCGTTGACACCTGTAACTCCAGCCGTGTTGTCGTAGAAAAACTCTAACCCGCCGTAAGTTGCTGCTGCTGTCCCTGTCCGTTGGTTCATTCTTATGTAGTTAGTAGAGACAACATCACTGTCACCCACAGAGAGAAGCTGTGCTGGGGCGTCCGTGCCAATGCCCACGTTTCCTGAGGCGTCGATACGCATGGCTTCACTGACTCCAGCAGAGCCATTAGGCGCGACGTTGAACGTAAGCTCACTCCCCGCACCGCTACCCGCATATATGTTTTCAATGCTGGCCGTGACGCCCTCGTTCCCCACATCGTTGGTATAGAACTCAATACCACCTTGAGGGTTATTCGCCGAAGCTGAGGTGTCCGTATCAGTGATCCGAATGTAGTTAGCCTTCGATCCAGCGTTGTTGTCGGCGGAAGTTTCAAGCTTACGAACAGGAGCAGACGTACCAATGCCCACGTTTCCACCGCCAGTATTAAGGATGAGCGGATCATTACCAGTGTTGCCTGATGACAAGTAGGAGTTAGTCCCATCACACCAGAGTTTAGCCGATTGAGCCAATGTAGAGTCTACTACCGCAAAACCATCACTACTCGTGTTTGCATCCTGTGCGATTACGAGTCCTCCATATACGCTAGGATTCGTTGTGCCAATGCCCACGTTCCCTGAGGAGTCAATACGCATGGCTTCGTCAGAGCCTGTATAGCCGCCGTTACGGAACACAGTGTCTCCACCTGTCCCGAAATACATATCACTCCCAGACGATAGTAAGTTACCCACAAGTACGTCATCGTCAGTGAATGATAGCGCCCCGCCAGAAGCACCGTTTAGCGTGAGGCCGCCGTAGTTATTAGTGCTAACAGGAGTTGCGGTACCAATGCCCACGTTTCTTTCTTGGTCAATGCTGAGAGAGGGTATGCCTTGCTTAGAAATGTTAAACGTTGCGGCGTTTCGCACATCCATAGTAGCAGTGCTTGGACTATCACTAAAGTCAAGGTTAATCAGTTGGCTTCCAACACCTCTGAATCGTGCGCTAGTGTCACTGCCCTTCACTTCAAGCATGGCGGCGGGGGCATCTGTGCCAATACCAACGTTCTCATTAGCATCAATCGTGATAGCCGTGGACGTAGCGTTGTCGTCGATGCCGGGTGACGTAAAGCTTGAGGTTGCAGTCAGGTCTGTAAAGGTTCCTGTTGATCCGCCTTGAGAGCCAATCTTTATAACAGTTGATCCAGACTTGGTGTAGAGTTCTTTGTTAGTCAAGTCTACCGCGAGTTCGCCTTCACTTAACTGCCCTGCTGTGGGCGCACCTGAGCCATTCTTAGTAATAATAGTAGTCATTTAGTATGTGCCTCCGTCAACTGTGGACAGTGTTGTTGCTATAGAAGTCGTGCCAGAGCCAGTAATAGCTCCAGTTAATGTAATCGTTTCATTGCCTGTAATATAGCCACTGTCGTTAGTCCACTGACTAATGTTTTGAGAGTTAAGCTGTGAGGCCGTAATGCCTCCTAAAGTTCCACCTAACGTGAGGCTGCCTGAAGAAGTTACTGTGCCTGTAAGCGTGACACCGTTGACTGACCCTGTGCCGCCTACGCTAGTGACCGTACCTGCGTTAGCCGTATTTAACCAAGATGAGCCGCTGTAGACTCTGCTCACATTAGATGTTGTGTTAAAGTACCAGTCACCTGCCGTAACAGGGTCGCCGTTTAGATCGACGGTTGGGTCAGACGCCTGTGCGCCTAAGTACAAACCATCAATAGCTTCCTGTGCCGCCTGTGCAGC